TGTGCTTATGGTGGAGTTGGGGAGAATTGAACTCCCGTCCTGCCTGCCGTCAATTGGCTTCAACGTTACAAGTATATTTATAGCATCATTAGGCTGCTACGTCAACCTTTTTTTTTGAGAATGGTAGCAGTGCCCGGAGTCGAACCGAGATCGGCGGATTATCTATCGCTTACCCCTTATAAGGAGGCTGTTTTACCATTAAACTACACTGCCATTAATTTTGTGTGAATTCTATTTCAGATATTCCTATAGTGTCCAAAGCGTGTTGACAAACCTTACAAGGCTTAGCAAGTCGAGGGTTGCCTTGTGCATCGTATCGTTCTACTACAATCTTTCTAATTGCTGTCCAATCTTTACATTTACGCAGAGCATCAATTTCTGCGTGTAGGAAAATTGCATCAGGCTTACCTGCTTCCTCTGCAAATTTACTTTGAAGGGGATGAGTTTTCCAATAACTATTTGTTCCAACTGCTAGTTTACGACCTCTCTTGTCGTATAGTGTAGCAGTAAGATTAAACTCGCCGCGGTTCTGCAACTCATATGTTCCTTCTAATTGTGTCTTATAGTACTACGATGTAATTGATTTGGTCAACCATAAAATGGTAGCAGGACCGGGATTCGAACCCGGATCAGCCAATTATCTGTTGCTACGGAGTATAAACCCGCTGGTTTACCATTAACCTACCCTGCTATTTGGTGCGCCCGGAGAGATTCGAACTCCCGACTAGACCGTTATGAGCGGCCGGTTCTACCACTGAACTACAAGCGCATTATTAAATGGTGGGCCCACTAGGATTTGAACCTAGGACCAATGGATTATGAGTCCACTGCTCTTACCACTGAGCTATAGGCCCATGTCTATTAGTGTATTGTGTCTACGCCCGGTATGGGATTAAGGTGTTCTGCTATAGAACGTATATCTGTTATTCGTATCTCGGGATGATTTTCTTCTAGGGTGAGACAGGCATCACGGAAGTTCATAGCGATAACTTCATAGATGTCTTCGTTGTCCAGTTCGAAGTGATATACTTTAGGCATTGTTACCTTCCTTTTCTATAGTGTCTATGTATAATAGCAGAGGTTGTGTTAGATGTCAATCTATTTCTGTAACCAAGGATACCAAAATGCTGTAACCAAGTTAAGCATTCCGTATGTTGCCTTCCAGGAGCATTCTAACCATTCCGTTTCGTATGCATATTCCTGAAAATTTCCTGCGTTGTATGTGTCTGTCATAGTGTGATATTTATCACAGCCCTGGCTGTTAAAACCAGGGTGTGAATTCATGCAATCTCTATTGAGGTTGTATGTTTGATGCCTGTAAGCCTTTTGGTCCTTCTTCAACTTCATAACTTACGGACTGATTCTCTTTTAAAGATTTGAATCCACTGTTTTGAATTTGCGAATAGTGAGCAAATACGTCTTTACTGCCATCGTCAGGAGTAATAAAACCAAAACCTTTGGTGTCATTAAACCATTTTACTTTTCCTGTTGTCATTATGTTTCCTTGTTATTTTATTCTTTTCTGTGTGTGTGAGAATTCTATGCTGCCACGTCTATTTCCTGTGGCTTAGTTTCCTTTGATTTCATCTTTTCCGCATCAGGGCGCAGTGGTTCCAGCCATGAGTCAGCAATGTATGCTTTCTCCGTGTCGCCGAACATGTTACTCAATCCCTGTCCACTGATCCACCAATAGTGATCGGTAACTGGACACATACAAGCAACACCACGAAATTCAAATCGTTCGCCCTGTTTGTATTTGCCTATATATTTTTCGACCAAGACGATCTTGCCGATGTTCTCCTGTCTAACGGAAAATATAATCTTTGCTAAATCGCCTTGTTCGCACTTCATGTTATTTTAACCACGCTACTCTTTCACCCGCTTTTACTCTGCGAGTGTGTTCTTCAACTGAGCCAGGATATCTCCATGCCCATATCGCAACAGCGACCATGAATGCTCCGCTCCATAGAATTGCATTTAGATTGCCCGTTACGTGATAGGTAATGGCCAGTGTTGATGCCATCACGATTACCATTGCGTATTTTCCCTTTGTGGGGAATACTCGTTTCTTGTTCCAGTTGGTCAAGAACTTTCCAAACCACGGATGGTTATACAACCACTTTTCCATCTTTGGAGAACTCTTTGCGAACGCCCATGCCGCGATAACCAAAAAGATTGAAAATGGAATACCTGGCGTGATAATGCCAATGTATGCCATGCCCACACAGAAAAATCCAATTCCCATGTAGAAGTATCTTTTAATTTGGTTCATTGTGAATCCTTTCGTTATTATAGTATTAGTTATCAGGAAGGATTATAAAGTTTTTGTGATTTGGCGTGCATAGATTGCAGATTGGTGAATAATTTATCCACCTGCAAATACATTTGGTGAGCCTGCTGCAACACTTGTGCATCCTGAAATGGCATCACCTACCCTACCTGTTCCTACACTGTTGGTGAACACCGAAGTTGATCCCACAGCAATTGGTGCTGAGTGTGGAGGACATGGTGCTCCTGGCAATAGATGAGTGGTATTGACATCTCCCTGTCTGCTTACAGGAATGTTGTTTGCAAACACATTAGGTGATCCCACAGCACGGGTCATTCCCGAACAGTGTGCTACGTCTGCATCACCTATTCTAGTTACTGCTGGCATTTTTTCTCTCCCTACTCATTAACTCTTTTAATTTATCATTTAATGTTTCCAACCACTCATGCTGTTCTTCAGTGTGTGGTGGTTCAGGATATTCTGGAGCAAATTCTATTAGGTGATCAAACTCTTGTGGAATATCATTGTAATTATAATATGTATGAAGTTTACTGTCCATCATAATTACATATCTATCCATTTAGGTTTGAATCCCAGTAGTGCTCTTGATGTATTGTTTGCTCATTTCATCTAGTGTTTTTACAATACAAACAACCTTGCCTTGACCTATGTTAACTTTTGCGTCAGGACCAATTGTAAACATAAATGGTGCTAGTCCTAGTCCCTGCTGTGTGGCAGTAACCATTAATGGTTTGTGTAAAATAAAACTATCAGCCTTTTCTTCTTCCAGACGTGCAACTACTTCCTCACCTGATGTAAGTTTAAGTGATACTGTGTCGCCGTTCTTGTATGGTGTTTCGATTATCATTATAATGTGTGTCCTGTTCCGTTATACCCTGTGTCATCTACGTATTTTGTAAAAGCGTCATACCCACCAATTTTCTTTCCGTTGATTACAATTTGTGGAACGGTTCTTGCGTTTGGAAACTGTTCCAATAACTCTTCTCTTGTGTAATCTGTGCCTAGTGATTTGTATGTGTAATTAAATCCTCGAGTTTCGCAAAAATTCTTTGCCTTATCACAAAACGGGCATTGTGGTTTTCCATAAATTTCAATCATTTTGTTTTTTCCATTCTTTGTGTTTATTAATCCATTTAGTATCCGATACAACATATTTGTATTCACCGGATATTACCATTCTAAATTTTTTTAGTAATGATATTTTCCAATCAATTAACCTCAGCAAACCGTATCTAATTTGATCAATCATCCTGAATAAACTGTTGAACCTTTTTTATCAATAACACGAACCATGATTACACCAGCACGTTTTTTAGAAAGTGCTGCAGAAATAGCCTGTGCTTCTGAAGCATAAGTTCCTGTGGTTGTCCAGGCCTCGTAGGGTGAATGTCTCTTAAACTGTGCTTTATACATAACAATACTTATCCGTTATAGTGTAAAGCCCTTGAACGTGTCCTTTTCAACATCCTGTTTAACACCACCCACAATATAACTTTCTACTTCTGTTTCTTGCGGTGCAACCTGAAGTCCACTACTGCTTAACCAGTGCTGTGTCCATGGCAGGGGATTCTGTGTTAGAGGACGATCATAAATTGTTTTCAGTCCAAGTGCTTTTAATCTCTTGTTGGCAATGAATTCAACGTAGGCATGTAATAGATTAGCGTTTAGTCCCACAATGCTGCCTTTCTCAAAAAGATAGTCTGCCCAACGCTTTTCTTCTTCCACACACTCACGCCACATGTCGTAAACTTCATCTTCACACTCTTTTGCAATCTTAACAAAGTCTGGGTCATCATCGCCCTTCATCCAATGCTTGAGAATGTGTGTTGACAAGTTTAAGTGTGTTGCTTCATCACGTGCAATTAATGAAATAATCTTTGCAGATCCTTCCATTAGTTTAAGTTCGCCAAATGCAAATGTGCAGGCAAAAGAAACATAAAAGCGAAGTCCTTCAAGAATGTTTACAGTCATCATCGCCTTGTATAACTGCTTCTTGACTTCATACATATTGCCCTTATTCTTATTAAAGTATTCATTAGCAATATTATAAAACTTGTCGTATTCTCTTGTTACACTTTCTGCCCGAGCAATAATTTCCTTGTCATCAAGAATAGTGTCAAACACTTCACTCGGATCTGGATAAACATTTTTTACAATGTGTGTATAAGAACGACTGTGAATAGTTTCTTGGAAGTCCCAACAAACAATACAAGATTCAAGTTCTGGATTAGAACAGTAAGGCAGAAATGCCAAACATGGACCACGACCCTGGACTGAATCTAATAGTGTTTGATACTTTAGGTTACTAGTGAAGATGTGTTTTTGTTCCTCACGAAACTCCTGATAGTCTGCCCTGTCTTTCTGTAAACTTACTTCTTCTGGTCTCCAGAAGTAACCAAGCATTGTTTGGTTAAGTTTATCATATTCCGGATAGCGAAACACATCATATCTCTGCGTGTTTTGGTCTTCTCCGAAGAACATAAACTGTTTAGTAAAGTCCACTTTGTTCTTGTTGAATACTGTCTTTGCCAATTTATTTTTCTCTCTCTTTTTCGTCATACATCTTAAATGTTACAAGCCTCACACTCTTCGCCTTCAATATCGTCAGACGGAACAGACTCAACACCATTGCTGTGTCCATTCATGTGACCGTTAACATGACCATTCATAGTGCCATTCATTGTAGCACCATTTTGCTGCGTGTCAACCACAGTTTCTTCCAAACCTGCTGGTTGAACATTATCTTCCTCTCCCTTGAAGTCGTATGTGTTTTGATAATAACTTGTTTTCCACCCCATCTTGTAGGTTGTTAACATGTCCTTCATCATTACACTTAGTGGAACTTCGTTGTTCTCATACTGTAAGGGATTGTAACTCCAGTTGCCTGAAATACTTTGATCAAAGAACTTTTGCATCGCAGCCACAATATTAATGTAGCCTTCGTTACCCTGCATGTCCCACAATAGTGTGTAAAAATTCTTTAGTTGACTATACTGCGGAACAACCTGTTTAAGAGGCCCTTTCTTGCTTTTCTTAATGGACAGGAATGCTCTAGGTGGTTCAATTCCGTTCGTTGCATTCGACACAACGGAACTGCTCTCCGATGGCATCTGTGCGGACAATGTTGAGTGCCTAAGTCCGTGTTCCTTAATGTCCTTCCTAAGATCATTCCAATCATACTGAAGTTTCGCCTTGATCACATCATCGACATCTTTCTTGTATGTGTCAATAGGAAGAATGCCGTCCGCATATTTAGTGCGGTTAAAGTATTCACACGCTCCACGCTCCTTGGCAAGTTCATTACTTGCAACGAGCAGATAGTATTGGAATGCTTCAGAAAGTTCGTGAACTAACTTCCATGCTTCCTTGTCGCTATACTTAACTTTATTCTTGGCTAGATAGTGTGCAAGACCAATGTATCCAACACCAAGTGAACGTCTAGCCTTTGTGCTAATTTCTGCTGCCTTGACTGGATAACCCTGATAGTCAATAATTTCTTCCAATGCCCTAACTGCTAGGTCGCATAGGTTTTCTAATTCTTCTACATGATTGATCAGACCAACATTAATTGCACTGAGAATACAGAGAGCAATTTCTCCTTCTTCATCATCGATATGACTGATAGGTTTAGTTGGAAGTGTAATCTCTTGACATAGGTTACTCATGTAAACAGAATCCTTAAACGAACTGTGCGAATTAACATGATCCACATTCATAATATAGATCCTTCCTGTTTCAGCACGTTCCTTTAATAGGTCACCGAATAAGTCCATTGCCTTGATCTTTTTCTTGCGAACAGAAGTCTTTCTTTCTGCTGCTTCGTATAGTTCCTTGAACTTGTCATTGTCGCCTGAATAAAATGCTTCGTAGACTTCTGGAACTTCGTGTGGCGAGAAAAGACTAACTTCTTCGCCAGCCAACAAGCGTTCATAGAATAACTTGTTAATCTGAATTGAATAGTCTAGTTTACGCACACGATTATCTTCTGTTCCTTTGTTATTCTTAAGAACTAGAATGTCTTCAATTTCGTAGTGCCATATAGGAAAGTGTGTAGTAGCACTGCCGCCACGCACTCCATTTTGTGTGCATGAACGCACTGTTGATTCGTAAACTTTCAAGAAGGGGACAACGCCTGTGTGTGCTACTTCTCCACCTCTAATTTTTGAATTGATTGCACGGATTCTTCCGCTGTTGATTCCAATTCCTGCCCTTTGAGCAATGTAGTAACCGATCGCGCTATTACTGCTAAAGATACTAGGAAGAGTGTCAGCCACATCAACAAGAACACAACTGGCAAACTGACGAATAGGAGTCCTAACTCCAGCCATGACAGGTGTTGGGATGTTGATCTTAAAAAGTGAGGTCGCGTCATAATATTTTTTCACGTAGGTTAAACGTGTCTCCTTTGGATAGTCAGCGAAGAGAGTGGCTGCAATCATTATATACATAATCTGTGGTGTTTCAAAAATGTCACCATTTGATCTATCCTGACAGAGATACTTGTCTACTACCTGACGAAGTCCTGCGTATGTAAAGTCCTCGTTACGATCATGCTTGATCCATGTATTCATCTTTTTCAATTCCGTCTGTGTATATTTTTCCTTGATTGCAGGATCATATACTCCACGGTCGATATTCATATCAATGATATCGCCTAGTGAAAGATGTTCATAACGACCGTAAACTTTTTTGTGTAAACTGTAAAGTAAAAGTCTTGCAGCCGCGTATTGGTAATTAGGATTTTCTAACGAAATCAAATCGTTAGCACTTCTAATCAAGATGTTTTGAATCTCGTCAGTTGTCATTCCGTCGTAGAATTGTAAGTCCGCATTCATTTCAATTTGTGAAGAACTAACACCTGCTAACCCTTTGCAGGCTTCTTCAACTACGAAATGCATTTTATCTAGATCTAATTTTTCCTTGGAACCGGAACGTTTGTTGATGTATATTTCTTTTGTCATTATCGCCTTCTCTTCTCTATTATATGTAGTAAGGGTATTTATCAGATGATATTTTTCAGCCTGGGTTTGATGGCTAAAATAGATACCTGCGAACGCCCTTTAATTGCATTTTAAACAGTCTTATAGTTTAACAAATAAAAAAGGATTGAACAAGAGTAAAAATGCTCAATCCTTGCAGTTTATCCACAATTTTTTGTAAAATCATTACACACCATATGACACATCAAAGGATATGTTGCCGGTTTGTCCTGTGGAAGTTGGATTCTTGTAGTAAAGAACTATTGTTTCAATACCACTATCTGTATCGTTATCTCTTAGTTCAGCATCAAATTGAAAGTTGGTCATAATTTTTCCACCTTCTGATGTTGCTGCTGTTTCATCCGAATACTGATACGAATCAGTGAATGCTATTTTAGATAAATCATCACCTACGGTAAATGTAATCTTTCCGTATCTAACATGAACACCCAACCGAAGAATATAGTTTACAGAAATAAAATTATTCAAAGCAGAAAATGTTGTTACTGGTCTAAAACTATTTGAAAGATAAATTTCAGAAGAATTTTTGTTAATAAATTCTACCCTATCGCTATTGAATACTTCAGTAACGTTAGGTATAGTTTCTGAAGTTACTATTCCTGCTTGCTGTTGTCTATCATTAGTTGATGCAATGACTAAGTTATCAGTGCTTTCGCCGAATGATATCATTGACCATACTGGGTTGACTGCGGTGTTTGTTTCGTTACCACAGTTTTTAAAATCGCATCTGTAAAACCTAGTGCTTTTACCAGCGTTTGAAAACCAAACATATCGGCTTATTTCTTCAAAATCGCAATGTTCGATATTCCATCTGTTTGTTTGTCCAGAAACACCATTGACATATATTCCTGTGTCGTTAGCATAAAACTTACTGTCCATGAAATCAACTCTTGTTTCAGTTGATATTGTTTGACTACATTTAACAGCAATTGCATTAAATTCAAAAATACAATTGTTAAACTTAATCCCGTCAACTTTAATACCTGCTATACTATTATTCCAAAAGACAGCCGCAGGCTGTGTTGATAGTGTTATAGAACCAGTAGGAGTTCCTAGACTGTATTCTCCTCTCCATTTAACGTCCTTAAACAATGTATTGCTTAATCCAGTTAAAACTGTCTGTCCGTTACTTCTATCTATTGTAAGATTTTCTATTCTAATATTTTCTGGTCTATCACTACTTGAAAACGAAGCAAGTTGGCTTCCTGCCGCAGAAATAAATCTAATATTTCTATCTCCTAATTTAATAACTGCACCAGTTTGTGTTTCGCCTCTTAGAATAGCGTTACTTGGTATTTCAAGATCGCTAGTAAATAGATATTCTCCATTTGGTATCTTAAGCACTTTTTTATAAGTGTCGTCTGTATTTCTAAATAATTCTGTGAATGCATTAGTAAACGCTGTCGAGCAATCAGTCGACCCGTCCGGAACGGCTCCGAAGTCAATTACTGAAACTTCAATTTCATCTATCTTTCCTAACAGTGTTCTTGGCTGTGAAAGTGTAATACTTAGATCATCGGATGCAAATTTATAACTAGAAGCAAGTTCTAATATATTATCATGTTCGGTAAGTATTTTTGTGTTGCCTACATACGGAGCCCCTTCTTGAACTGAGCCGTTACCTATAAAAAGTTCTTGCGAATCAACTGCCCATGCAAGTTCAGCAGAACTTAACTGTGGAACACCACTATTTGAATTTTTTTGTCCTCTACGGATCTGTATCTTGCTTATTTGAACGACAGCCACTTATAAACTCCTGAATTCTTTGTAGTATTTATCCACGCTGTCGAATAATAATCATATCGTAATAAACTGCTACTTTAATAGTGCGAATATTCTTTGATTAAGAACTGCTAGTTCGTTCTGTGCAAATTTAATAAGAATTTTATAATTGTGGTCAACAATTTCCTGTATCCTATCAGGACTCTTTAAAAGCTCATCTAAGAGTTTTTCTGCATTTTTCACAAGACTGTCAATGTGTTCCTTTGATGTATCGTGTGTATCATCGTAACTTTCGTCAACAAACTCGTTAAATGTTTGAAATCCTATTGCTTTCAAATAATCTAGTAAAGGAAAACTAGCTCTAACTATGAAAGGATGCCTATTTAATATTGGCCTATATGTTTTTTCTGTTACGAAAAGACTATCATTAGTTTCGTGAGTTTCGCATATAAAACTAACTGATGTTTCGTCATATACTTGGCAGTTGTCAGGCCAGCCTTGGCTGCTTATACCTTCATTGGTATCTATTATTTCTACACCGTCTACTGGACCTTGATTGTTCTTGAGAAACTCTAAAAACTTTTTGTCTTCTTGTTTTTCCGTTGGCATTCCTAGTATGCTGAATAGCGTTTTTTCTCTCGCTGTCGAATTGTAAAACGATTTTAAAACCTGCATTCTTGATGGTTTGTTAATTTTTCCTAGCAAGAGATTAATCTTCTTGGGCCTGTTCTTCACTGTTGTTTGGCTTGCTGGTAACTTGTATATCGCATGCCTGATTGCTGCCGACACTGCAAATAAATCTATGAATGTTATTTGATTAATGTGCTTGTCCATCCAGTCGTGATAAGCACTTCTGTTAAACACATATAACACCTTGCTTGGGTCTATGCCTAATTTTGCTATCTGCGTTATCTTATTGTTAAAGTCATTTTCAGCACAACCAGTTTCATAAGAATAGTCTACTAGAAGTAGTGTTTGTTTATTTTTTTCTTCCCTAAAATCAAATATTTCTTTTGATATATTTTTAGAAGTAAAAAGGTTGCTATCGATGTGTATAAGAGCGCCTTTATAATCGTATGCTTCTCTAATATCCTTGATTAATCTATCCTGAGGTAATATACTAGAAAGTAAATTTATATTTTGAGGTGGATGAGATTGGTCTGTTGAATAAAACTTGTAGTCTATCATAGATTGTTATAATATTCCTCTACTTTAGTGAGCCACATATCCTGATACTTGTTCCATGTATCTGGGGTTACTTCAAACTGCTGATACTGTAAATCTCTCGAACACATAAAGATAACACCGTGTTTAATGTCTGTTCCATAAACTTCATTGTGCGCCATAGCATAGGCCACTAATTGTAGATAGTAATCCTCAACCCATTCTGGCTTCTTGGGCTTGTTAGTTTGCTTGTGATCCATGATAGCAGGCTTGCCTTTGAATACTCCGCACAAATCTGTTGTGCCTGAGTAGAGTCCTGGATAGTATAGACTTTGTTCCATGGCCCAAACTTCATCAACATGCTTCAACCCGTTTTCAATAATTATGTCTGCCATTTTATTTGCCTGAACGTGAACAACATTATTGCCAGGTTGTCTTTCCATACCGCAAATAAATCTTTCAAGATTAGCATGCATGGCTGTTCCGATGCCTGCGGCTTCGGTAGTAATGCGTCTTGCATTTTCTTCACCGACACGCTTCTTCCATTCATTCAGGTGCGTCATATCCTTTGTGCTACTTAGAATGGTTGTAACACTAGGGAGTTTTTCTCCGTCCGGAGTAAGATACACACGTTTGCGTGTAACTGAATCATTTATTTGTTTTAGTTCGTTATATTTAAACTTTTCAACGAACGGCGGTGGGGTCATAATTGTAGTTTCATCAGTCATACTGTATATAGTATACTCAATTTACTAAAAAGTCAAGAGTGATTATGCTGTTTGTTGTGCCAATTGCTGAGGTGCTGCACTTGCCGCTGTCTGATCCACTGCTGCTTGTGCATCTGTTGTTCCGTCTGTGGGAGTTTCATCATCTGCTGCTCCAGGAACATTTAGTTCTAGTCCGTCAGCATTGAAGTTTTTGACTAGATTTTGAAGTGCTGGTGAACTATCATACATTGCTTTAAATGTTTCGTAGTCTGCTGCAAGTGATGCATCGTTTGATTTTAGAATTTTATTGAGGCCTGCCCAATTTAATTTTGCTGGAACTTTCTTGGCTGATGCACGACCAATTAAATTTTTTAATACAATAACATATCTATCAATCATTTGATCTGGTGCAAATTCTACAAATCTCATTATTTGATGCTCGCGAGTTGTTTTTGTAGATCCATCAGTTCTTTCTGCTTTAGTTTGATTTGATCCTGTATTGATTTTTTTCTGTTTTGTTTGTCAACAGCCATCTGTGCCATCATCTTGGCTTGTGCCTGTGGATCAGTTGCTGCGGGTTGAGTCTGTCCAGGAACTGCTGGAGGTGGTGTTGTTGCACCTGCTCCTGGAGGAGGAAGTGCATCAGTTAATTCTCTGTCTAGATAAAACTCAGACAGTTTCATATTAACCTGCTAACGTTTTTAGTAGACGTGATTCGTAATTAATTGATTCACGCTGTTCACGACCTGCTGTTTCAATGCCGCCTGCTGCTGGCTCTGCTGTTGCAAAGTCATCTGCTGGTGCTTCTGCTGGTGCTTCTGCTCCTGCATCTGCTGCTGGTTCAGCCATATCGGCCGCTCCGCCTTCTTCTGGCTCTGCACCAAGCATGTCGCCTGCTGTCTCTTCGCCTGCTAGAACGCCAACTGCACTTGATAGTGCTTCACGTGTTGATTTTAAGTTTTCCAATGCTGTTTGGATTGCTGGTGCACTTGATTCAATAAACTGTTTAGACTCAGCCTGTCCAATTTCGTCTCTAATTGAATCGCCTAGTTGTAATAGTGTTTCATTCTCCATTGAAGAAATCTCTTCAATGAAACGGCTAATTCTATCAACCATGGTCTTTGCTGTTACGATAGCACTAGCCTGTTGAATTTCACCTTCTGTGACTTTTGTTTCCATTTCTTCTCCGGATGTTTGTTCTTGTGTTTCTGGGGATTCGTCAAGTTCAAGACCTTTAATTGCAACTTCTTCTCTTTCAGATAGTTCAGCATTAATAGCATCCAGCATCCACTGTGCTTGATGGTATGCATCATTTTCTAAGTTTTCATTAAATCCTGATTCGCTACGAACTTGATGTAACTGTGTGCGTAACTTATTACGTGCATCTTCTAGTTTAGCGGCATCAAATGTAGAAAAGTCAATTTTTTTGCCGAAAGCCTTGTGAATACTTTCATTCATCTTTGCTGCTTTTGCTTTAAATAGGTCCTGTGTTTTCATATCCTTCTTCCCAGATTGTGTAATATATTTATTCAAAACTTGCCAAATCTTCTGCTCGTTCCTTTGCTGATATAGCCTTTTCTTTAGCAAATTGATATCGTGTCCATAAAATATCAGCTCTTATGCTATTTCCTGCATTCACTGCCCTATGATAATTATCTATAAAGATCTTGCTATCAACGAAGTGTTTGCTGTATTCAACATCTAAACTATATAGCTCGTCGCATAGTTTCTTTGTGTCATTCCAGGCTAGTAAGTTTGCCAGGCGTATGGCCACTGCGTTTAGGCTAATTTCCTTGTATAATATTTTGCCATTCTTTATTATGTTTTTAAGAGGTCCGGAACTTTCTATCAGCACGCTACCCACTTGTATTCCCTTGTCTGTTTTTACAGGCAAGATGGTTCCCTGTTCCGCAAACTTCTTGTATGTGGATTTTACTAACTGTTCAAAACGTTTCGAAACGTCACTCATAAAAAAAGGCCCCTTAGGCCTATATTTAAACAATTAATAATGTATGTGCTTACATCTTGAGCATAATAGTAACAACTACCGAAAGAACTGCTGCAATTACTGTGCCTGTAGTGCCAATGATAACTTTGGTTAAACCCTTTTGGCCCTGTGTGATATCCTTGTGGATGTTATCTACCTTTGTTTCAAGGTTAGTCATGCGTGTGTCTAGTTGCTCGTAGCGAAGGGCGCACAGATCAACGTGTGCTTCTAAACTTTCTTTTTCTAAACTTGTTGTTTGGCTCTTTGCCATCTAGTTTTCTCCAAAAACTCCCCAACTCCTGGGGCAATTAGTAAACTCGTTAGTTGGCCTAATGCGTTTTTATAGATAGCCTGTATTGTTTTGCCTATATGTTTATTTATCTTTTTCGCGTTCAAACAGTTTGGCAATAAGTCCTCTTATACCGCCTAGTTCTTCTTTTACCTCTGTCATCTTGTCCGCTGCCTTTTCTACCCTATTAAACATATCCTTAATCACAAACATAACCCAAAACCACCACACAGCACACACACCACTCATTATGCTCACGCCAACATATACTATGTTGTGGGCATCAATGTGTAGTCCATACAGTGACAGTAGGAAGCCAAACACCATAAAGAATATGGTGCTCATCATAATTGTGTTGTAATACATCCTGTTCATACTAATATTTAATCTATAGTAGGAAATGATAAAACTATCGGTGAATTATTCTGCACTAATCCAAATATTCTGATCGCCATTTATGGTCATGAATACAGGCTTATCGAATCTAACAGTTTCAGTTAGATTCTTGATGATAGGTATTCCGTGTAGGTCCTTTTTAAGAAGTCCAACAGGATCGTCGCCCTCCAAGAAAACATCGTCACGCTCTGCATCAAATGTCCAAACCCATATTGCAACACCAGCCTCGTCAGTTCTTTCTGGATCATGATCCCAATCAACATTTGATCTCATACCAATTCCTTGTAGCAGTGTGTTAAAGTTTGACTGCTGTGCCTGTTTGATCTGATCAATCTCTGCCCTGTCTGGGTTGGATCGAGTAATGTCAACTGTAGTTTTAATATTATAGCGTGCCATGCAGAGTATTTAGCGGCCATAAAAAAAGGGCGGAAATTTCTCTCCGCCCTTTAGTTACTGTGGATTCAATTAAGCAGTAATGTCGCCTGTGAATCCTGTGTGGATAGTAATTGTTGTGTTATCGTTAATTGCTGATCCAACCGAAGCAATCAATGATGTTTCAATAATTGCTGCTGTTGTTAAAGTGTTGGTATTAGCAATCACTTTTAGATCATATGGGCTAGATGAATCAACTTCACCGAATCCATAAACTTCAACACCTACATTGTTTAGACCAGCAAGAATAAGTGCTCTATTCGCTGCTGAACCTAAGTCTACTGCTGAACCATCTGATGGTGCAATAGTAATAAATGATAGTGATGGAGTTCCAATGTTGAAAGCATCTTCAGTTACACCTTTAGCATTTGCACCAAATGTGTAATCTGTTGAGCTATCACCTCTAACTACCTGTGCGTATAAGTCTGCCATTGTCTTAATCTCCTATAAGTTATAAATTAAGCAAGAGCTGACGCTGCTACGGTAAACGTTGCTGCACCTGTAACTGCATTTGCTAATGCTGTTTCCATTACTGAGTAATCAGCATTAGAGTTATCATTGTCATCCCATTTGTTATGAGTGTCAACAGACATAATGAAACCAATTACAGTATCGCTGATGCGCTGAACCATATAAATTTCACCTACAGTTTGTAGACCGCTGATTGCTTCGTGGAATGCACTGTTTGCATCAGCAAGGTCTGCTGTTGCAAAAGGTGTGCCTGTAGAAGCAGTTGCTTTAAGTGTAACAAGCTCACGTGTTCCTAATTGTGAGTAAGGATTTGCTGCTGTTTCTGCTGCATTTGGGTAGTAAACAACTGTCTTACGAGCGTTTGCTCCCATTGTAACGCCTGCTGCGCCTGCGTTAGTATACGTTTGTGTAAACGAGTATAAGTCTGCCATGATTTAGTTCTCCTATATTATCATATGATCCCGCTCAGGGACCGGCTTTTTTCTAAGCACATGTATTTATCCAAAATAGGTATAATTAGGAGTTATGGTGTGTTTTTTGGGGATTTTGGCGGATTAATCGCTTCTAAATGGTGTCCAACGGTCCCTAGGCACTAGTTTTACCTTGTCCTTGGTCTTGACATAGCCTTCTCCGCCTGGCTTGCCACCCGTTGTAGCAACTACATCACCTTCTGCTTTATCAAGTTCGTCGATGACTTCGTTCTTGGCCTTCATGAGCTCAGTAACAAGATAGAAGATGTCCTTCATTACCTGTTCCTGCGTCTTAGCAATATTTAGTATCTTCTCCTGTTTGTTGGCAGATACCTTTGAATTTTGAAGCCAATTGAGGAAACTGTTTAAATTTAAATCCTCTAACTTCTTGGCACGGCTCATTTGATTGATGTAGGTGTAGAATATGTCTGCTAGGTCGCTTAACCCCTTCTGTGGTGTAAAGAAGTTCTTGATGTCACCCTGTGCCTTGTTCGCTACCTTTTCGATGTTGCCCAAGTTGTCCGCATTCACAGCAGGAGCCTTTGAAACATACTGCTGTCCAAGAACAATAAGGTCGCTTGTTCCGTTAAATTGTTTCACATTATCAATAGGTGTTCCACTCTTGTCACCAAAGTATTCATAGGTGTTGTGTGCCGCTACAGCAATCTTGCTTTTGCCTATGCGTCTTCCTATATCGCTATCTGCTCTTACATTATAAGTTGTTTGATTGGGTGTAAAACTTATGGAGCCATCACTTCCACTATATGGCTTGCCTGGGTGATATAGGAGGTCGCCATACACATAACCTCTGTAGTCTGACGGTGTTGCCTTTTCAAAGATGGGCCACAGGTCTGCCATGTCCTTAGCAAACTTCGCACGCCAGTCCTCATCCTTGCCTCTGCTTAGAATAAACTTTTCTAGTTCTTCAGGACTTGAAGACTTTCCTTCTTCTCTGCCCCAATTGTTCTTGCCCACCATGCGGAACGTTCCATCCTCATCACGTCCCCAATACACTGTAGGGTTACCGTCCCACTTGATCGCAACGTCAGAAGCATCCTGTTCCATATCCTTAATGATTTGCACGGCACGCTTGGCACCATCATCTGGATTGGTGAACACGAGATCTTCCAGGTGATTAAACTCTCTACCAACCTTCTTTGCTTCCGTTAAAAATTCAAATGCTCTCATTTCTTTAATAGTTTCTTCTGTCTGTTTGTCTTATCCACATACTTTGCATGCGGAACTTTTAAATTCTTCTTACCATACACATCGCCTATGGTATGCATCTTTCCTGGACGCTCAAATGCACTGTATCTTATGTCTAACACTTCACTAATACGCATCGACGATATCTATCATTTGTCTCATCCAACCTATAGAGTTTGGTTGGAAACTTTCTACTTGTCCTGCCTTGGGCAGTTCAAGTCCATCCTTCTCGAATGTTTCTCTTGCATCCGCTACCAGTTCCTCGTAGTTGGGCAACTTCTTGATGTAGCCTATGATACCTTCCACGCTATCAATGGTGGATGGCGTTGCGGTTTGACCCAGCAGAGTTTTTGCAATCTGGTTGGGATCCTTTGTAATTAATTCGTTTGTTTCTCTGTCTATTAAACCATTGTTTGCTGACCACTTCATATCCTTGGTTTTTGCTATGCTGGCAAGCAGGATGTGTCTATGAACACCTTTGAAGGAACTGCCTTCACCGCTTCCCTGTAGGCTAAACTTCATCCATTCAGGATCACCAAACATCAGATCAGTTTGCACGAAACCATTTGCGGGGTCACCCTTGATTGGAGTTTTAAAGTGGACTGAAATGCCTGACTTTCTGATCCACTGCTTGGTGTCTTCACCTTCGTGATTCTTATTAACATAGTCTGCTAGTTTGCTTTCCAGTTCTCCCTTGGTTATCTTAGTGCTGTCAACTGCAACGTCTAGGTCGCCGCTGTCTGCTTTCTTGCCCGTTGTTCCGAGCATGTTGTCAGTTAGTTCTAGGTCAACGATTCCTTCCAACCATTGCAGTGTTGGAACCACGTCAGCCTGCTGAATTCTCTGTGTGGCAGATTCGCCCTCGGGCGTCTTAAAAATATTGCCGCCTTCTTTAAGTAATGTTCGTGTCATCGCTCTTCTTCGTTCTCTTGGATTCTGTTATCTTGCGGATACCGCGATTAAATTTAGAAACATCAGCACCCTTAATGCTGTTTATGAAACGTCTTTCCAATTCTAGTGCCGTATCTTCATCATAGGTCTTATGAATAAGTTCCATGAGGTTAATTGCACTATCAATAATGTTAGCAGCTCGCGATTCGATAATGGATTCTGAATCCTTGCGATCGGCAATTGCATTTAATTCTTGTAGTATGGACCTAGTTTTTATTTTCATCGCGTTTCCTGTTATCTTGTATTTAACCTTTTTCTTCACAAATTATATACGGCCTGATTTAGGTTGTCAACCTTTAGTTGACGGACTCATGCAAAAAAAGCACTACAGCCATGCTATATTTATGGTTGATTTTTTTGCTGCGATGCATTATATTAGTATAAATAAAGGTGAATAGGGCAGTGATCCTGCACTATTTCTCACACAGACACTGGGAAAGACCAGCGCATTATCCATGCGTTACAAGCGATTGACGACAGGAAAAGACCTGTTGCACCGCCGGGGAAGTTCCGGGGTATTGCTTTCCTCAAGCATCCATACATCAAAGGAGATAAAACATGGCACACTTACTAAGTGGTCTGATGTCTTGGATGAATAGCGGCTCAACCGGCCGTAACGATCTATTGACTTGGGCCAAAACTGAATACGGACCTGATTGGAAATTTGCATACGAGTTCATGCTAAAACACAACGGCCGATCACCAAATCTATCCGAACTAAACGGACCTAGATACTTACGCAAGGAGGTGGCTTAAATGCGAACCTTGCTTAAATTCTTCAAACAATTGTTCTGGAACGACAAAGACTGGGCAAATGACTACCTTAGCCGTTCTACTGATCACGCTGATCTTGAACGCAGGATCAGGCAACTGGATAGGGGCGAGGTCAAGGTTGGGCCTTTTGGATCCTATACACAATACAAATATTAACACATACACACAAAGGAGATAAAAATGTTAATTTGGGAAAAAATGAAAAACACTTTTGCTAACATTGGTTACGCAAGAGCAGCAGCACAACTTGCTTCACAGGGCAGGCATGATCTAGCAAGGGATCTAATGATGGCAGGAATCAAGGAAGTCCAAGAAAAGAAGCGTGCCATTAACAGACTTGAAAGAGTAAAGAAAGCCAAGGCATCATATGAGCCAGGTGATCATTACTTCAAGGGCCACAAGGTGGCATTCTGGAGAGGACACGCTGATGCTTAAGAACTTTTTAGATGTTGCACTACCTTTAACCGTTGTATTTGGAATACTAGTAGGATACTTTGCAATAGTTGCGTCTTTCTGGGGAGGAATGTTATAATGAATAATATTTGTAACTGGTGGCCTGTGACTGACGAAGAAGCGGATTATCTTTCTAATCCAAAACCAAAGAAATAAGTTTCTAAAAAGAGTAGGGGAGCCGCCCGCCAAGATGACTCCCCTACAACTTATACATTAAGTTGAATTATATTACTTCTTTGTTATGATGTGATATAATACCCAAACTGCAATCAAGCCAACCAAGCCTTGTGCTGAAAAACTAGCCACAATGCTTTGAATGTTAGCAATGATGTTAATGTTTGGCCAGAACGGAATGTTCTGTCCCTTGAACAAGACTTCGAGAACAACACCCAACGCGAGTAGACTTACGCCCACTTCTGTTAAGCCTGCTGCCCAAGCCTTTATTTTGTTTAAGATTTCCATATGGTTATCTCCTATTTAAAAACTGACCTGCCTTTGCAGATCAGTGTATTATTTAGGTAAGGTGATATAAAAGTAATAATACCATAAATGGTTTGCGGCACCCCAAAGACGGTTGTTTGGATACTTTTTTTTATAAAGTGCGTTGACAATGATAAATAATAGTGTTACATTACTAGAGTTACAGTAAGGTAACGAGACACATTAAAACACACACAGAAGGAGAAATAATATGTCACAATTCGATCAAGTCGAGAAAAACATTCAGCAAGGCGCTGAATACATCCAAGATAAAGTAAAAGAAGCAATGCCAAAAGTATCGTTCAACAAGAATGGTTACGAGATCCGCACACAGGTTCTTGACATGGCAAAAGCGTGGAACGAATTTGAGTTCTCACAAAAATGGATGGGCTGGGAAATCACACAAAAGCGTGATGAAAAGTCAGGTGAAGTTGTAAGCAAGGTGGGAATGCCAGAAGTTCCTGGTGTAGATCACGTGCTAGAAACTGCCGAGAAGTTCTACGACTTCATTAACAAGAAATAAAAAGTAAAATTATTAAAGTTCCCTATCCGGGATGAAGCAATAGATAGACCGCATAGCGACAATAATAATAAACTAGAGAGGTAGTCAAATTATTTGGCTACCTTTCTTTTTCTCTTGACAATCACAATCTTTGATTGTATAATACAGGCATATGAATAAGAGAAATAAATTAGAAAGAAAATTGGATGAGTATAATCATACTATGGAATTGATTAGAACCATTGTTCCCTTAATAGTATTAGGACTGCAAATCTATATTATCTTTAAATTGATATAGTGAATAAGAAAAGGAATAGAAAATTGAAAGACAAGATAATTCTTGTGGATGCTGATGGTGTCCTACTAGATTGGGAATGGGCATTCAACGTTTGGATGCTGGAACACGGATTTGAAAAGCAGGAAGGACACCAGTTTGTGTATGGCATGGACCTGCGCTATGGTATTTCAAAGGAGCAGGGCAAGAAGTTAATTAAAACTTTTAACGAGAGTGCCCACATTGGATTCCTACCAGCACTGAGAGATGCAATGTTCTACGTGAAACGATTACACGAGGAACACGGATATAGTTTCCACTGCATCACTAGCCTATCAAACGATCGCAATGCACAGAAACTGCGCAAGATGAACTTGCAAAAACTATTTGGTAAGACAGCATTTGAAAAGTTCATCATACTAGGAACGGGTGACGACAAGGACGAAGCACTTGCTCCATATGCTGATACTGGTTGTTGGTGGATTGAGGATAAGCCGGAGAATTGCGTTGCAGGATTGAATGTTGGTCTAAAGCCAATACTGATTGAACACGGTCACAACATGGGCTATGAAAACCCTGAAGTTTTTAAAGTAAAGAACTGGAAAGAAATCTACGAAGCAATTACAAAATAAAAATAGAGTGCTCGCCGAAGCACCCTATATTTTTACATTCCTATCTGATTAGGCACAATTACATAGTGTATTGCTAGAACAACTCCAACTGATGCGCCTAAGCCAATCATCATCTTAAAGAAATCCTTGCCCACAAGTGGGAACACTGATTTGAACTTTTCCTTGCCTGTCATGGTTGCCATAGCAAGTTCGCGTCCGCATAATAGTCCTACGAACACCCAGGTTGTTGACATCGGAATGTCATTAAGTTCTTTGAAGAAGAACAAGATGATCCAATACACAAAGTCAATAATAGTCGCTGACCTTACGTATCTTGTGTTGTGTTTTTCTAACACAATCTTCTGTATCTTGCCTCCACCTTCGCGGAACATAAATCCTAAACCAGCAACAAAAACTATGCTGACTAAAATCATTAGGTCCCAGGGTATCTGTCTTGGTAGGAACACGGCGATATTGGCCATATCGTGACTTAGCCAAGTAAACCACAGGAAGCCTGTTGTTACCCATTGTCCAATGCGCCAATAACGTTTATGTTCTTCCTTGACGGGTTTTGCTTCATCAAGTATCTTGCTTACCACAATCCAGATAGCATAAGCCGCAACTGCCGCCACAGCATACCCCATCATAGATTTCATAAGCATTTTTTCTAATACGAATGTTGAAGCAAAGGCACTTAATACTAAAAAAGACGTGCTAACTGGCACGCCTATTCGGGTTAGTATTAATAGCAATGCCGGAGCCATTGCGTGATACCATTGTATTTCCTGGAATGGTATTTTGTTAAGTCTGCCGTAACTGATGTCTCCACCATTTACATACCAACCATACCAAAGCGTATATAACAAAACGGCCGAAGCCGCTCCCCACATAACCTTCCAGTTGAATCGTTCATTGTTTGATGCGATCCAAGTTCCAAGTGTTTGAACTGAATCATTTGCGATAACTGCGTATCCTGCGAAAAGGAACCCAACAGCCATCCATAGGGTGAGTGCGTCCATTATTATTTCTCCTCTGCTTGCCGCTTTTACCACGGCGCTCACATACTAAGACTGGGCTCGACGTTGCCCAGCCGGAACATTATTGTTCGCAGTTATTTAGTGAATAGAAGATTAACTTTCTAAATAGAAAACGCTAGGATCCATTTCCTGGCACACGCCCTTAATGTAGCCCTTGTATTCTGTTTTTTCAAAACCCCTGTTCATGAACTCCTTGCGCTTTTCACACTCCGCAAGCGTTTCGTATTGAATGCTGCTCCATCCATTGGGTGCTATGATATCACCTGGTTTCCAAGTGCCATCATTCATTAGGAAATAAACTACCAAAAACCATTTCAAGATTGCGTCCTCCGGGCTAGGAATTATAGCACCCGAAGGTGCTATAAATTATTTTACTGACTGTTTCCAGTCGCAGTTTCTTTTTCTGTGTCCGTTCCAAGCCACAAAGCCGCCCAATCTTAGTGAGTAGTAGGCCAAGTAGTTCATCACATAGAAACCGTTTACGTTGATGTTGATGTCTCTGAAAATTTCATCTGCTCTCTTCTGAGATATAACACCAAGCGTTTCCTTCTTGTTTTTCATCAGCAGTGTTTGATACTTGTAGGCATAGTCGTGTATCAGTCCGCCCATTAGCAATACGCCAACTGGTGAAAAGAATGTGTGCAAGAATTTAGGAATGCTTGCTCCGTCAAATTGAAATCCCTTGGGGATAACATAGTCCTTGTCATTTAGTTTGTAGTGAAAGTCTTCCGCAATTTCCCAATGCCTTACTCCCATTAGCCATAGTATAATGCCCTTCCAGAAACCCTTGCCCTTGGTTTTAATTGGCAGTGGTTTCAACACTGGCATCTTGTCATATGCAAATGAGTGACAGGGTGCTTTTCTTTTATCAAATTTATTGATAATGTAGCCTATGATGACGACTATGATTAGTATAGTCCACATCCAGAACTTCATTGCGAGTGTTAGTAATAGATCCATTTGTTCGCTCCCGTTTGTATAACAAACGTATTTATTTGTTATGTTCTATTTTTTTCTGACAGCAGGGGTGCAAAACTGTTACCTGAGAAAACTATGCACTTAACTTCTACAAAGTCTATTGCTACCGTATATGTAAAGGTCTTAGGATTAACATAGGTTAATATCCTGCCACTAGCATCTCTGTTGCCTGGTATGCTCCAAGTGCCATTTCCTTCTGAAAAGGGCTGTTCGCCATACTCGTCGATCACTCTAAAAAATGCTTCGTTGTTGACACAATTAACCATGAGCGGTAACTGCGTTACCGTTTGATTTTGTTCTACGTCTGGGTCTGCTAAGGCTAGTTTGAAAGTGGCCAATCCTAACAGAACGAAAAGGACTAGCCTAAACATAATGTTTCTCCTATAAATTTATTTAGCGGGAAACTACTAAACATAAATATAGTAAACAGAGCATATAATGAATCCACAAACAGTTATACTAGAATGGTTGAAACAGGTTAGAAAACCCCGCAAGGAGTTGGGAGGCAAGAGCATCTGCCCATTTGCAGTGGTTCCAGAGATAGTTGTTGTTGACGGTTTGAACGAATCCTGTTTTGAAAATCTATCAGATAAAATTACAATATATGTTGAGCGAACAATTAATTCTACATTTGAAGAATTAGATGCTGTTGCTCAAAAATTAAATAAATTGTTTCCAACCCATATATTCCTTCCTGATCACCCACATAAGAAAAATTACATACAGGGAATAGAAACTGGCAATGGACACTTGCCTTTAATTATAGCACAGACACGCAAAGAGCTTACAGAAGCAAGAAATAAAATTTCTAAGACTGACTATTATGATTATTGGGATAAGGATTATCTAACAGAAATTAAGAGTTACGGAGTCTAGATAATTTTTCTAGATACGCCCTTGCGTTTGATATCGAGGGTTGAGCAGTGTATTCCTCCCTCCCAATAAAGACTGTGTCTATGATGACATACATGACTTTCAATACCGTGTTCCTTCTTTAGGAACTTAAACAGATCAGGTATTTCTCTTCCCCACACAATATTTTTACTGTCAATTATTAGAACGTTAAGATCAAAACACACTTCCTGATTATATCCTAACCAGTTTTCTAAATACTTGTCAAGCCACTCTATGTCATATCTACTTTTAGTTGCATGTGCATCTCTAATAAAATTATCTAGTATCAATTTAGGAAGAAATGGTTTACAGTCAATTAATTTTTTATCTTTAAGAACTTCAGGAACCCATTCGATACCTGCATGAATAACTGTTTCGTCATCTATTAACAAGAAGCCATGATCGATATGGCCAAAATTTCTCATAACGGTTCCTGGATTCTCTATGAATTTTGTATTAGGTAAGTTACGTTTTACCCATTCAAGTCCCTTAGTGGTGCCAGGACCTTTTGAATTTAGGATAACTGCGTCGCCTGCTTGGAACATTGTGGCCATATGCCACAATACTTTATCATCTAGTTTTGTTTGATATATCATATCATCTTGATACCATTTATCATTGTCGTTGAGTTTTTTTAACATTGGTAATGGTTGTGCTATCCAATTGTATCCTTGATCAAATAAATCGTTAAAGATATCGTAGTAGGCTAGCGAATCAAAGTATCTATCAGCCAAACTTGTATAGGCTTGTATTACAGTATTTCCTCTTACCATGTAAGCATCTCTAGGAACCACAGGACTCATAGGAAGTTTAATATCAAACTCCGGCATATTAAAGTTGTGTTCATAATTATAAACTTTTGGCCTATGAACTTTAATGTCACCTTCTTTTAAAAAGTTAGAAAGTTTTTCAAAATCTTCCTTTGTTTCTTCTAGGATCTTATTGAATCCTGCTAGACTTTTTTCTGGTAGGAACTTATCAAGATCCCCAGGAGCATATATGTCTCCAACAATGACTTCTTCTAATGGATCAAATTCTGTATAAATCATAT